GCCAGTGTGTGCTGCTGTCGTGTCACTACGACATCGTCGAGTGGGTCGAACCGGACTGGGTGTATGACACCGCCACCGGCCAGTATTCCGGGAGGGGCCTTTGGCGTCGCCCTCAATTCGAACTCGAACTTTGGGAGACGGACTGGCGTTACTGGCACCTGTTTGAGCCGCATCACTATTTGAAGTTACCGCACATGATCGCGGCCACGAATTATGTCGGGGTGGTGGATGGCGAACTGGTGGCCCATGTGGGGGTGGCGACCCGGCCCGGACTCATCGAAGCGCGCGCCTGCCGCCTGGTGGTCATGCCGGAATGGCAGGGGGCGGGGATTGGGATGCGCTTTCTGAATGCGGTCTGCCAGCGCTGGCTGGAGGGTGAGAACCGCTATCACAAAAAGATGCGGACCTTGTTTCATACCTCCCATCCTGGCCTGTGTGCTGGATTACGCCGCGACCCGAAGTGGGTGCAGGTCAGCGCCAATCTGTACGGCGACAGTCGGGCGCGCAGCATTCAGAGCCTGACCAAGTCAGCGCGCAAGAAGGGCAACGAGGAAGCTCAGACCGGGTATGGTGGACATTTCCGGGCGGTGCAGGGTTTCCGGTATTTAGGAGCACGGTAAATGCGGGTGTATCTGTGTGGTCAGCGGTATTTCGGGCAAGAGGTGTTACGCCTCCTGCTGCGCCTGGGGCATGAGGTGGTAGGTGTCAGTGCGCCGCCGGAATCGATGCCCGGCAAGCCAGATCGCCTCTGGGCGCTGGCGGACACGCACCATCTGCCGCTGCTGCCCGCCGGACGACTCAACGCCGAGACGCTGCCCGCGAACGTGGACCTCATCATCGCCGCGCACTCCCACGATTTTATCGGGCGGCAAACCCGTCTGCGCTCCCGCCTGGGAGCCATCGGCTTTCACCCCTCCTTACTGCCGCTGCATCGCGGGCGAGATGCGGTGCGTTGGACGGTGCACATGAATGAACGTTTGACGGGCGGGACCGTGTTCTGGCTGAACGACACCGTCGACGGCGGCCCCATTGCCGCCCAGGACTGGTGTTTGGTACGACCGGGCTGGACGGCCCAGGAGTTATGGCGCGAGGCGTTACAGCCTATGGGCCTACGTCTGCTGGAACGGGTGCTGGGGGACATTGGACGCGGGGTATTGGTGCGCGTGCCGCAGGATCACAGCCTCGCCACCTGGGAACCGTCTTTCGAGCGGCCCCCGCTGCCGCGCCCGGATTTACCGCTCCTTGGGAGTGGTGGTTTGTCAGGCTACCAAGTCATTCTAAACCAGGAGGCGCTCCATGCTGCACCGCTTCATTAATCATCTGCGCCGCAAACGCGGCTGCATCTGCTGGTATGCCCAGCATGGCACCGACGATCTGCGCTGGCACTGCCCGCGTCATGGGCGGGTGCAACGTTAGATGGAGACCACCTGGACTCCGGCGGACTGGGAAACACTGGCGCAGCGGGCGGGCGAACCGGACCGGGCGCACAGTGCCTTCCTGGATTATGTCCGCCTGGGACCAGGGAGATCCCTCCGTAAACTGCTGGCCCGCTACCGTGGGCAGACCGAGGGCGAACCGAGGGCAGATTTTCAACCCCCAACGCAGCGCCAGGCGACATTGGAAGCCTGGTCCACGCGCTGGGAGTGGCAGGCGCGGCTGACGGCCTTCAAGGCTGAACAGGATACCCGCGAGCAGCAGCGCTGGGAACAGCGGCAGCGCGAGATTCGTGAGGCGGATTGGCAAACGGGCACGAACCTGCGCACGCTGGCGGCCCAGATTTTCGCGCAAGCGCCGCAGTTCCTGAAAACATCCCGTAAGCTCATCCGGGGGAAAACAGGCGAGCCGGATCGGGAAGTTATCACCCTCATGCTCGACGTAGCGACGGCCATCCGGGCGATTGAGACCGGCAGCAAATTACAGCGGCTGGCGGCGGGTATGCCGGACAGCCATACCGAAATCACCAACCCCGGCCAGATGGTCACGACGTCCGACCTGGCCGCGATTCGGGCTGAAATGGAGCAGTGGGAACGTGAACAGTACGGCGACTGATACCCAGCGGGAACTCAAACGCTGCGCCGTGTCAGCCGTCTGGTTCACGGCGCAGTACATCCAGATCTATGATGCCACCGACCGCGCCTGGATACCGTTCGATTTGTGGCGGGAGCAGGGGCAGGTATTGCTGGCCCTCCTCAAATACCAACTCATTGTGGTATTGAAGGCGCGCCAATTGGGCATGACCTGGCTGATGCTGGCCTATGCCCTGTGGCTGATGTTGTACCGTCCCGCTGCGGTCGTGCTGCTGTTCTCCCGGCGCGATGATGAAGCCCGCCACTTGCTGGAACGACTCAAGGGCATGTACCTGGCACTGCCCGACTGGATGCAGGATGTCGCCCGCCAGAATCGGCAGGGGCCGCGCCTGGTGACGGACAATGAACATGTGCTGGAATTCGGCAACGGCTCGGTAGCGCGCGCCTTTCCGCCGAATGCGGGGGACAGTTACACCGCCTCGTTTGTGCTGGTGGATGAGGCGGATCTCGTGCCGGATCTGGGCAAACTGATGGCTTCGGTCAAACCCACCATCGACGGTGGCGGCACCATGGCGCTGGTCAGCCGGGCCGACAAAAGCAAACCTAACAGCGAATTCAAGAATGTCTACCGGGCGGCCAAGGCGAAGTTGAATAGCTGGCTGCCGGTGTTTCTGCCGTGGTCAGTGCGGCCCGGACGGGATGCGGCCTGGTATGAGGCCCAGAAAACGGACAGTCTAACCCGCACGGGGGGATTGGATTACCTCTGGGAACAGTACCCGGAGACCGACGATCAGGCCCTGGCGCCCAACCAGAAGGACAAACGTCTGCCGCTGCCCTGGTTATTGCAGTGTTATCAATCCTCGGCTCCCCTCTCCCTGGATCAACTCCCAGGCGAGGCGCCGCTCATTCCCGGCCTGGAGATCTACGCCTTGCCCGGCTTCCGCCGGACGTATGTCATTGGCGCGGATACCGCTGAGGGCAATCCCCACAGCGATGATTCGGCGGCCAGTGTATTGGACAAGGACACGGGCGAGGAAGTCGCCACGCTGGCGGGGCGTTATGAACCGGCGACCTTTGCCAGTTATCTCGACGAACTGAGCCGGTTTTATAACGGCGCGAGTATTCTGGTCGAGCGCAACAACCACGGGCATGCAGTCCTGCTGTGGCTGCGGGAACACAGCCGGGCGCGGCGGCTGCGGGGCTATGACGGGCGCGACGGTTGGCTCACCAACGCGAGAGGCAAGGCCCAGTTGTATGCCGACGTGGCGCGCGATTTGCGCGACCACGGCCTGCTTCTGCACAGCGCCGGGAGTTACAGCCAACTGGCCGGGATTGAGGGCTCGACGTTGAATGCCCCGGACGGGGAGCAGGACGACCGGGCCATCGCCTTCGCCCTGGCCGCCGAAGCGCGCGGGGCGGATGAACGTCTGCGGGCGACCTATGGCGAAGCGCCTGCCGGGTTTGGGCAGCCGCGATGAACCGCATAACGCAGTGGATGGGACGGGTGAACATGGCACTCAAAGCAGGCTACCAGACGGGCATTACCACCTACAAACAGGGCGCGCTGGTGCCGCTGACGGATGGGGCCGACGACGAGTGGGGGGTATGGGCGTCGCGGGCGCTGCGTTATCTGCACGGCAAGCATTATTACTACAACACCGCCTACAGTGCGCTTCAAGTCTACGCTCGCCAATACAAGGTGGACCACAAACTCTACCCGAACATTCGCCCGGTGTATAACCCGGTGTTCCGGCTCGTCTCCGGGTACGTCGCCGTCATCTGGGGCGGCAATCTGGACTATGACACCCTGACGGATGGGGCGATTCCGCTGGACGGGCTCGACGGCCCGGACGGCCCGCTGACGACCGCCATTCGGCAACTGTGGCGCTGGTCGAACTGGGGCACCGTCAAAAATCGGGTGGTGCGTACCGGGGCCACCTGCGGCGATGCGGCCATCAAGATCGTGGCCGACATGGCGCGGAGTAAGGTGCGGCTGGAACCCTTAGATCCGGGGATCATTCAAGGCGCGGTCTTCGACTCGGTCGGCAATCTCAAGGAAATCCTGATTGGCTACAAACGCCGTGACAGTGACGACAGTCCCGCCTATTTGTACCAGGAACTCATTACCAAAGAGTCGTTTGCTACCTACAAGGACGGGCAGCTCTATGCCTACCCGGAAAACACGATCAACGGCCAGGCCGTCGCCGCCTGGCCC